GCATTGTCCTATGCAATCTACGGCAACGCTCTTACTAACATCCGCAAGGAAAACCTAATCAATAAAACCAACACCAAAGGCATGTTGGTCACTGTTGAGTTTGAAAAGAATGGAAACCGGTACACTATTGAACGTGGACGCAAGCCAAATGTATTGCGATTCCTAGTAGATGACCACGAAGTCAATGAATCAGGTACAGACGAAGGTGCTGGTGAGAACCGTGTGACTCAAGAAGCAATTGAAAAAGTTGTTGGCATGAGTGCTGAAATGTTCAAGCATCTTGTTGCATTGAACACTTATACACAACCTTTCTTGAGTCTCAAGAGTGGTGAGCAACGTGACATCATTGAAGAACTGCTTGGCATTACACAGCTAAGTGAAAAAGCCGAGATCCTTCGAGAGTTTATCAAGAAAAGCAAAGATGATATCAAGGACGAAGAGTCACGTATCAAAGCTATTCAAGAAAGCAATGCCCGTGTTCAGTCTGCCATTGATGATCTAGAACGCCGTAGTCGTATTTGGATCAGCAAAAAAGAAACAGACGTGGCTGCCTTTGTGGCTGCTATTACAGAATTAGAAAACACAGACATTGAAGCAGAACTCGAGGCTCATCGTGCTGTGGCCCTTTACAAGGAAAACGAAAGTCGCCTTAAGTTAGCCAATAAAGAATTAGCCACTCGTCAAAGCAACGTTAAGAAGTTGCAGGATGCCTTGGCAGTTGCACAAAAGAGTCTTGAGTCTATCAAGGCTCATCAGTGCCCCAGCTGTGGTCAAGATGTACATGATGAACGGCATGATCAAATGGCCACTGATGCGCAGGCTGCTGTGGATCTAACTGTCAATGCACTGAAAGAAGAACATAGTTATTTGGCGCAAGCTGACATGGCTGTTAGAAGCATTGGTGTGTTAGGCGATAGGCCGCGCACAAAGTATCAGGATGTTGCGGATGCTGCCGCACACAAGAACAATTTGGAAAATATTCGTCGTCAACTTGATACCAAGGCTCAAGAAGAAGATCCTTATCAGGAACAGATCGAAGCTATGCGCAACACTGCACTAGCTCTGGTCAGCTGGGACGAAATCAACCGAGTAAGTAAGCTACTTGAGCATCAAGAGTTTTTGCTAAAATTATTAACCAGCAAGGACTCGTTTGTAAGAAAGCGTATTATTGAGCAAAACTTAGCGTATTTGAATCATAGACTGAGTTATTATTTGGATAAACTACAGCTACCGCACCAAGTTACATTCAAAAGCGACTTGGAAGTAGACATTAGCCAACTTGGACAAAGTTTTGATTTTGATAACCTAAGTCGAGGAGAGCGAAATCGTTTAATTCTGGCATTGAGCTGGAGTTTTAGGGATGTGTATGAGAGTTTTACAGAGCCAATGAACTTGATGTTTATTGACGAGCTTGTTGATTCTGGAATGGATAGTGTAGGTATTGAACACTCCATGTCAGTTCTAAAGTCAATGGGTCGTGAAATGAATCGTAACATTTTCTTGATCTCTCATAGAGATGAACTAGCAAGCAGAGTTAATAATGTGCTTATGGTTGTAAAAGAAAATGGATTCACTATGCTTGAAGCAGATACACAGGTCATTGAAAATTAAGGAACATTATGACAAATCATGAAATTTTACTAGAACAGTTTGAAGCATACAAAGCTGAAAACGAAAAATTTACAGGTAAAGGTGTAAAAGCCTCTGCCGCACGGGCCCGAAAGGCACTGCAGGAAATGTCCAAAGCTATCAAAGAACGCCGTAAAGAGATTACTGCGGAGAAGGAAGCATTGGCTACACCTAAGTAATGTGGTTTTACAACGATCAAGTTGTAGACACATTGCCCGAAGACTGTGTTGGGTTTGTGTACCTTATAACAAACCTAACCAACAACCGAAAGTATGTGGGCAAGAAACTGGCAAAGTTTTCTAAAACCACATACCGGGTTGTTAAACTTAAAAATGGTACAAAAAAGCGGAAAAAGATCCGAAGCAAGATTGATTCCGATTGGCAAACATATTATGGCTCAAGCGTAGAACTTTTGGCTGACGTGACTCAACTAGGCGCAGATAAATTTAAAAGAGAAATATTACATTATTGCAACGCAAAGGCAGTGTGTTCGTACATGGAAGCAAAAGAACAATTTGACAGAAAAGTATTAGAATCCGCTGACTACTATAACGGCATCATCTCACTCAAAGTACACAAAAATCATATCAAAGATAAACTTTAACTATACGGTTAACTCATCTGTACAACAGATAAATCCTTATACTCTCTGCGTAAACCGCTAACTCCCCCAGACTCATTTACTACTGATAGGCTTGTGCAGCCGGTTATATATTGCACCCATAAAACCTGGCCCTAGGGTGGCGCAGGAGACGGAACTTCCGACGCAGTAGCGGAGACTAAGACCCACTATCCTTGACAGGACGTAGATCAATTGCTTGAAAAGATCTGGGTTTAGTATATGTAAAGCTACAAAGAGCAGGCAATGGTGAACTATTACAACCTGCATATTGCACATGTTATTTCAATTAGGTGTGTGCAGTAGCGTCATAATAAGATGAGCGTAAAAGGGTACAGCGTGACCGCCCTAACTTTAACAAGTTGCTTTAGTTGAATGTGGCATTGGACTTCGGGTCAAGTGTTTTTATCTTAGCCGGTAAAACGGCTAAGTGTGACTGAAGCATCAGGTCAAGTAATCATTATGTAGTTCATCTGTTAAGAAACAACACAAGTATCATACTAAATCGTGTTAAATCTAAAAAAAAATAGGTTTATAATAAACTGAATGAGTTGAGCGAAGCGATACGAAATTCAAGAGCGAAGTATTCGCTCTACCCAAGTATATTACAAATGAACACTAACGACGAGCAATACCCTTTTTGCCGTACATGGTATCTGTGTGTTCTTTAATGACTTCGCTCAGGACTAATCTTTCTTCGTGAGTCATGTTCCAAATTTCTGCTGGACTAATGCCGCCCCACACACTAAGCATAGATACTTCTTTAATTACGGCCCTTGACTCGCTTTCAATGCCCTCGATGAAACGTCTAATCTTGTTTCTATCGAGTCCTAGACTCAAGAGCCGACGTTGAAAAAACTTGTGGGATCAAACAGCATGTCTGTGGTAAACTTGTTTTTGCAATGATCACAAGTTACTTCAAGTGTACGAGTAATACCAAACTTGCCAAATGCTTTGATTTCTTCGTCTAGTCTTTCGTTACTGGCCCTGTCAAGATTCTTAACCCATTCATGAATGTGATTGAAGTTGGTTACTTCAGTGCCATCTGGTAGTCTAACTACCAGAATACTTTGTGCTAAAATATCCTGACTCAGGACCACTAGCTGATCATAACCTTTGTTGGCAATATCAGCTTTTTGTTCAATAGTGGAATTTTCATTGGCTTCGGCACCTTGCAATTGTCGCATGGTGTTAAACTGTACACGTAGCAAACGACTTTGTGCTTCTAATGTGTAAGGCTTTAGTTGAACAACAACTCCATTGGCCAAAGAAACTGTTCCAAGTGACTCTGGGATTGCCTTTAGTGTTGATAGTACACTGCCCAAGCCAACTGTTACTCTTTGTGATTTACCACCGCTTTCTTCACAACCGTGACTGACATCAAGTTCCATGTCATCGCCATAACTGGTCATACGCATGGCAACCAAAATAGCATCAATGTCAGGTGCCGGAATTTCAGTAACATCTACAATGTCGGGGCATACAGATGCAATAACTTGCTTGAGTGCTTCGCCGTTTAACAAGGCATCTGGATTTTTAAGAGCCAATTCGTCTTTGGCCGTCATTGGATACACCGCAAGTTCTTTTGTGTCACTTAACTTTGGTGTTATTTTATAAAAACGTCCGCCACTGGGCAGTTCAATATAAGTGCCTGGCTTTCGGTAATATTGAGCCAATGGGTTGACAACCGGCTGCTTAATTGGCTGTTTTAGGGGGTTGGAGTTATCCATGTAGTTAATCCTTAACGGTAAATAGGTGTAATAGAACCTATATCATAAATGTATTTATGTAGAGTTTTAATGGCTAAAGGACCAAATGGCAGAGTTTGACCAAAGAGAGTTTGACGAATCGTTAGACAAGTTTTATAAAAAATTAGCATCCTTGACGGACTCAGTTGGTCGCGGCCAAGGTGCCAACGCAAACAAAACTGGTCCAGTTCCACGCAACAGTGCGGCAACAGCAGAAGCAAAGGCACAAAAAGAAAATCGAGTAGAAGTTGACAAGTCAACCAAGTCAACCAAGGCTCAGCGTGTGCAAACTGATGCTGAAATTAAAGCATCCAAGGAAGCAGTCAAGGCACAAAAGGACTTGACAAAGGAACAACTTGAAGCATTAGAAGCACAAGAAGATATCAACAAAGCGTTTAAGGGTTTTGGTAAAACTCTAGTAAGTGAAAATGCAAATTTAAGCAGTGCATTCAGTAGTCTTGGTTCTAATTTGCAATATACAGGAACCACATTTGGTAGGTTTGCTGGAGGTATTGCTGCCGGCATTGGTTATGCAATTGGTGGCCTACAAGCATTTGCCAAAGAAGCCGGGGACATGGGTGCGTTTGCAGATCTAAGCAAGTTTAGCGTTGGATCAGTGGCACAAATGAAATTAATGAGTGGCTTAGGCCAGTCATTTATGAAAGTGATTGAAGAAAGTCAAGGCACATTCAAGGCATTTGGTGCTAACAGTCAGGAAGCCGCAGAGAATCTAAGCAATCTAAGTCGTGGTTTAAAGTATGGTAGTGGATATCTTAACAAGACTCTAAGAGATTCATTAGGCAAAGATCTAGTTAAAAGTGTTGACCGTGCCAGCAATGCTGCCGCTTCAATGGGCATGACTGATGAAGAACGTGCCAAGTTACTGGGATCGCTTTCACAAACAGCGTCAATGGGCGCAAAAAATGAACAAGATGCACAGCAACGACTAGTAAAGCAGTACGGTGATACTCTAGTTAGTACACAAAAATTAAGCAGTGCCTTTGGTGTTAGTGCCAAAGAAATTCTTGCATCAATGGAACGTTTTAGACAGTCCACTGCTGGTAAATTTGCGTCAGCCAAGGGCAATACTGGTGCTGCCGTTTTTGCAACAACAGCAGAACAAATGGGAATTACCAGCGACGCTGATGTGGCCGCTAGAATTGCCAAGGCAATATCTGAAGGTGATCTTGGTGCGGCAAAAGGTGCTCTGGGCCAAGCTGGTGGTAATGCATCTCAACAAAGAATATTAGACGAACTTTTTGAAGCATCACAAGGTACCAATGGCGGTAAAGACACTGCGGCATTTGCTGCCAACATGAAAAGATTGGAACCTAGACTAGAAGCACTTGCAGCCGAAGGTGATGCACTTGCTGTTAACAATGCTGAACTGGCTGCTCCGCTTGGAAAACTGTTTGACTTTGTTAATAGATCAAAACAAGGCGGCAAAGATGATAACAAAGAAGCACCGCGAACTTCAGAAACAGATAATATCAAGGCAATGAATAGCCTGACTGCGGCGCTTGAGAGTTTGAGAAATGTTATTTTAGGACTCACTGCTGGCATCGCTACATTAGTTGGTAGCTTAGGTGCAATAGCTGTATTTGGTGGCGCTGGTGGATTAATGTCAGGTGGTCTAGGTAAAGTTGGCGAAATGTTAAGCGGTGGCCTAGGCAAAATTGGCGGCATGTTTGGTAAAAAGCCAGACCTAGTAGGTCCCGTAAAGCCTAGTGCCGGTAGTGCAATGATGGACAAGCTGAGTGGAGCCGCAGGCAAAGGCATGGAAGGCTTTGGCGACATGTTAGGCAAGTTAGGCGAAGATAAAACTGTCAAAGGTGCCGCAACACTTGCACTATTGGGTTCTGCCTTGGCCTTAACTGCTGTGGGATTAAAAACATTCAATGATGTCAACTGGTCAAGTTTGGTCAAAGGCACAATTGCCTTGGGTGGTCTAATTGGTATGGCTAGACTAGTAGGCGAAGCAACAACAGGCATTCTAAAAGGCGCCGCAGCCATAGCAATCCTTGGAGCATCCTTGGCAATATCAGCCATTGGATTTAAGATGTTCAATGATGTAAATTGGGACAGCTTAATCAAAGGTGCTGGTGCCCTTGCAATACTTGGAGTAGGGGCACAACTACTAGGAAAAATGACAGGTAGCATATTAATGGGCGCACTAGCTATCACTGCGTTGGGCGCCGCAATGTGGGTAGCTGGTAAAGGCTTCCAAACATTCAATGATTTAAACTGGGAAGGTATTGCCAAAGGCGCAGTTGCCTTAGGCGTGTTTGCAGTTGCCGCAGGTGTCATGGGCGGATTCTTGCCTGTTATTGCAGCCGGCTCTTTGGCCATTGCTTTATTAGGTGGCGCACTTGCAGTATTTGGTGCAGGCGCCTGGGTAGCTGCTCAGGCCGCAGATGTATTTGCCGAAGCATTGAAAAAGATTGGTGATATAGACGGTGTAAACTTGATTGCAGTAGGTGCAGGCCTTGCTGCCATTGGCGCAGGTGCAGTGGTATTTGCCGCAGGCATGGCAATAGCCACAGCAGGTAGCATTGTAACAGGGTTAATGAGTTTATTTGGCGCCAAGAGTCCAATTGATCGTATTTTAGCATTGGTACCAGTGGCTGATAAAATCAGCATGGTTGGCCAAGGAATGATGAATTTTGGCACAGGTATTGGTTTGATCAATGAAAATCTAAAAGCATTAGATTTAGATGCCCTGGAAAAATTCAAAAATGTACTCGTTGAAATGAGCGACATTGATATCCCAAGTTTAGATGGATTGTCAATACCACAAATATCAACTGAAGGCATAGCTGGCACGCCACAACAAGGCAACACATTATCAAACGTGCTAAATGGTAATTCTGCGGTTACACCAGAAGTAATCAGCCAGCTTATGTCATATCTATCAAGCATTGAGAACGATCTATCAGCAATTCGAGGCAATACTAAGCAGGTCGGATATGAAAGTCCGGTTAGACTATCGTAAAAAATTAAGGTAAGTAATACACTATGAGCGGTTGGAGAAAACACTTTAAAATTTGGGATCCAGAAGTTGAAAAAACTTCTGCAGGCCAACGCGGCGGAGCATCAGCTACATCTGCAAAATTTGCTTCTTGGTTACAAGAAGTTTATACGGGGCAACCAAACCGTACAGATCGTTACGTTCAATACGATCAGATGGACATTGACAGTGAAGTTAATGCCGCATTAGATACCATTGCAGAATTTTGTACTCAAGCTGACGTAGATACTAATTTGCCATTCCGCATTATGTGGAAAGAAGATCCAACTGAAAGCGAAAGTAAAGTTGTTAATGAAGCACTTAAAAAGTGGTGCGCTATCAACAAGATTGATCAACGTATTTTTAGAACATTCCGTTCAGCAATCAAGTACGGAGACCATTTCTTCTTGCGTGATCCAGAAACATTTGAACTATACTGGGTAAACCCAGCAGATGTCAAACGTGCTGTTATCAACGAAGCTGAAGGCCGTGCAGTTGAGCAGTACATTATTGCAAATCTTCACCCTAACTTATCATCTAAGATTGCAACTCAACCAATTGATAACGTACAAACATTGCCAGGCGCCGCAGTAACAAATGCCGCTGGACCATTTTCACAGTCAAGCAACTATGCCAAGCCCGGACAACAAGGCGGTGAAGTTGCAATTGATGCCAACGATATTATTCATATCAGCTTGAACGAAGGTTTAGACAGTTCGTGGCCATTTGGTCCAAGTATTCTTGACAGCGTGTTTAAAGTATACAAGCAAAAAGAAATGCTTGAAGATGCTGTTATTATCTATCGCGTACAACGTGCGCCAGAACGCAGAGTATTCTATATCGACACAGGCAACTTGCCGGCACACCAGGCCATGGCATTCGTTGAACGTGTTAAAAACGAAATTCACCAAAGACGTATTCCAACTCGTAATGGCGGAGCAAATGCAGTTGATGCAAGCTACAACCCATTGAGCATTATGGAAGACTTCTTCTTTGCTCAAACAGCAGACGGTCGTGGTAGTAAAGTTGAAACACTACCAGGTGGTACTGGCTTAGGTGAAATTGACGACTTGAAGTATTTTACAAACAAAATGCTTCGTGGCCTACGTATTCCAAGTAGCTACTTGCCAACTGGTCCAGATGACAGCGCAGCCGTTTTCAATGATGGTCGCATGGGCACAGCACTGATTCAAGAGTTCCGTTTCAATCGTTATTGCCGTAGACTGCAAGGGTTAATTGCACCTATGCTAGATAAAGAGTTCAAAGTCTTTATGAAGAAACGTGGCATTAACATTGACAGTTCTGAGTTCGACATTGACTTCCTA